GTTATAAAAGCCTAAAAACTGGCGAAATAGATGATTATTATGTGATAAGTGGTGATGAATTAAAAATATTATCAGAAGAACTTGCAACAAAAAAAAGAGTAGATTATATTCGTAATGGGAGAAATTTAGGTCAGATTCCTGTAACAGAGTTAAAAGGAGATGGATTTGGAGAAGTAAGTGATATTATTGATGCTTTATCAAGAGGTAGATTTAGAAAAAACTTCAATATGTGGGGGCATTCAGAAAGCTATTGGAGAAGAAGTGGCTCTATTGAAACAGAAATTTTTGCTAATTTATTTGCAATAAGACATAACAAAAAAGCCTATGATCTAGCTAAAAAATATGTCCCTAATACTGTTAAAGAATTTGAAAAAAGATTAATAGAACTAGAAATGGCAAATTAAAAATGAGATTAACAGAAGAAGAAAGATTAATAAAATTATCAGAATGTGAAACAAGTAAAGATTTTTATTCACTATATGAATTTGTATTTAAAGAAGAAGTACCAGAAACACTTTTAAGAGATCCAAATGAAATTATAGAAAAAATTATAATTGCAATTTCTGATAATCAAAAAATTAAAGGTGTTGTTTTACCAAAAGAAGTTTTAATTTAAATATTATAAGAGATTTATTAAGATCGGTAATGAATTAAAAAGTTAATCTGATCTTGATGAATATTCCCAATATCTAGAGGGAATTAATAAATCAAAAAATAGGAGAAATCTACTATGGCTGACGAGCAAAAAACGGAGATCGAGAATACTGAATCTCTAGAAACAAAACAGGAAGTTGAACATCAAGAACCAATGATCGCACAAAGCGAGTTGGATAAGATTATTGAGAAGCGACTAGTAAGGGAACGAGCTAAGTTTGAAAAGAAATTTTCAGGCATTGACCCTGACGAAGCAAGAAAACTCTTAGAAGAAAAAGAAGCTAAAGAGTTAGATATGCAAAAACAACGAGGTGAATTTGATAAAGTATTAAAAGATACTGTTTCTAAAAAGGAAGCAGAGATTTCGCAATACAAAGCCGAGTTACAAAAAGTACGAATTGATGACGCATTAATTAAGGTGGCTAGTGAATATCAAGCTATTAAACCTGAACAAGTTGTTAATTTGCTAAAAAATAAAGTTCAATTAGGTGAAGATGGTAAACCTGAAATTATTGGTGAGAATAATGCACCAATGTATAATGATAAAGGTGAACTATTAAGCATTAACGAATATGTTGGACAATTTTTAGATGACAATCCTCACTTTAGAGTTGCAACGCCGAGCGGTGCAGGTTCTAGATCGAGTGTTGGTGGTGATACGCCCAAACCTTTGAACTTGGCGGAACTGAATATGAATAATCCTGAAGATAAAGCAAGATATGCTGAATATCGTAAGGAAAAATTATTAAAAAATTACTAACAACAGACATTAAGGAGAAATTATTATGTCAAACGAATCAACAACATCTACATTAGATGATTTGATCTCGCCTATGGTTGCTGAGGCTCTATTTGTAGCTTCAGAAACTTCTATTATGCGAGGTCTTGTAAGAAACTACACTATGCCTAGAAATTCAGGTAAAGTGCTACAAGTGCCAATTTACCCAACAGTAAGTGCGGCGGCTGTTGCCGAAGC